GTGGTGTAGTATATTCTACCTTCGCCTGATCCTTCATCTACTAGCGGGTCTGGACCTGTTGTGAGAAGTACTATTTCGTTCTTTAAAGGTAATAGTTTATGTGTACTATTCATTGGAAATGCTGTTCCAGTGTATTCGGACTCTCCATCATCTGATAAATCCATACCTTCTTGAGAAATAAACCTGTAATAAATCATCCCGAGGCTGTTTGGACCTCCGTAGGTTTTATACTCTGGGTGTTCATCATCCATTATTATATCAATAACTCTAGCGGGTGCTAAGTTTTCTTTGGATTTAGCACTTGAAGGTGTAGAACCATCACTGCCTTTTGTTCTAAAGTTATAATCTATGAATGTCACTACTCTTCTTTGTTTTCGTTCTTAACGTCTTGAACTTCTTCTTTTACTTCTTCGCTTTCTTCTAATAAGTCTTGAAGAGATTCAAAATCAAATAACTCTGCTCCATCTCCTTTTGCCTGTATTGCTTCTATCCTCTGTATAACTGTTGCTAGCTTGATAAGGTGTTCATCGTTTTTTACCCCTATTTCCATATACTCTTTGATCATAGGTACGATTAACGTTGCATCTCCTATATTCTCTATAAGTGGTTTAAGTTCACCAATTAAGGCTTTAACCTGTCCTTTTGTTTCTCTTGAATTGTCGTATATTTCACCGAATAAGTCAGATAGAGATTTTCCTTTGAATATTTCTTTACTACTATCCATAATAAGTATTTACTTATAAATAGATTTAAACTAACTTTGTTCTAATAAGTCCTACATTATTATATTTTTCATACAATTCGTAAAATTCTACTTTTAACTTATTTACTACTTTTGTTAAATGTGGAGTCTCACAATCCGTCATTTCTCTTATGTAGATGTATAGAGCTTTCTTTTTAAATATATCTAAGTCTTGTCTTGTTCTGAAAATAGTTAAAATAGCGTCTGCTATCTTTCTTTCTTGATCTTTGGGGAATAGATCTTCTAATACTTCATACATTTTACCAACATATATATCTAAGAATGTACCAAGTGTAATAGCATTATCTTCATTACCTATAGGAGAAGGAGTGTGGCTATCATGCATTTCGTCGAAGGTACCAATCTTTTTAAGGTTCTTATAATTCTTATTATTATAATTAATTAACCACCTCTTAACGATAGTGCCAAAATAGGAGTATGCCTTTGCCCCGTGATCGGGATCAAACTTCATAATCTTCTCTTCCAATAGCATTGAAACTATCTCATGTTTTAAATCTTCTATTTTATCTACATCAGTGTAGTAAAATTTAAATGTATGAATTATATTCTCTGCTAACTTATAAAAAGGAAGATATATATGATTAGTAAATATATCATTCCTATAATCGTTATCTGTAGATACGTTATATTTTTTTATGTAGTCTTCTGTTTCTGATGTAAAATAATTAGCTTTTGCTTTCTTTCTTGCCATAATTTTCTGGGAGCATATACCTGGTTAGCTCTTTTTGCACGTTTTGCATTTGTTTAAAAAAGTAACCGACCTCGTCATCTGACTTAAAGACCTCTCTTTCGTCAAGATCTTTTAGGTGCTTTTGTGAATCTCTAATGAGTTTCGATATATTCTGTAAATATTGTGCTTGATCTACTGCTATATCTTCATATTTCTCTACCTTTCCAAGTAGATTAAATACAAGATACGATAAAATTCCGGAAAAAACAACTAATATTGTAATAATTATGTAAAATGTAGTGGGATTCCAATTCATATTATAAGTTTTTAAGCATGTTAGTTAAGCCTGGTGAAGAATTTACTCTCTTACCAGTTGTTGATTTTGTTTTCTGTACTGAAGGTTTAGAACTTCCTCCGTTTCTTTTCCACATATCGTATTCTACTTTAGAAGCTAAGAAGTCTGCTGTATGTAAAACTGAGATTAGCGATGTTTTCTGTCTAGGTGATTCAACATTACTGAAAAAGTAAGCTTCATTAGCTTTATCAAACACTCCATCGTGACATCTTATACCTAAAAACTCTTTTTGATCTACTTTAATACCAAACTTCTGTAAAATAAATAAAGATCTATCTGGAATTAACATAAATTGAAGATCTGGATTATAAGTATACATCTCTGAAAGCTTATCTTGTCTCCATTTATCAGTCTGAGGTATATAATTTGGTTGATCTCCATCTCCTATCTTACCTAAATCATGGAAGAGGGCGGCAAATACTAATTGTTCTTCAGTATAATCTAAAGTACCTCCCATTTTTTCATATAATCTAGATTGTTCTACAGCATATTGTACTACTCTATTAACATGATCTACATATCCACCGGCGAAAGCATTGTGATACCATGTCTTTCCACTAGCAGGAGCCATAACATAGTTATCTTCCATATGTTTTAACATCTCTTTACAAGCAATAGCACGTCCACCTAAGTAGGTATCAATGATTTTTAAGTGTTTTTCGTAGTTTTTACCAATTTGTTCCGCATTTAACATAGATAACCTTTTTAAATTATTATTATTATTTATTTTATTATTATATTATTCAATATTATATTTATTTAAATATATTTTTTATTATATCTTATTAATTATATTATATAACATATATAGAAGATATTAAATCTAAGGAA